AGAAGGAAGAGTATGTGTGGCCGAAGGAGTGGGGGTTTTTCGAGCAGCCGCCGGCCATTCTGGAGGTAAAGGACCAGCATGGCGCGGTGATTGACTACACGGTCAACCCTGTGGCTGAGAATTTGGAAAACCTGCGGGATGACTACTATTCCGAGGCGCGGGTTGCGAAGAGCAAGGCGTGGATAGATTCGAGATTGCGCAATGTGGTCGCGACTGTCATCGATGGTTCCCCGGTATGGCCGCAGTTCCAGGTGGCGGCCCATGTCTCGACGCTGCCTTTACGTCCCGTTACCGGCTGGGTGGTTTATGTCGGTCTTGATTTTGGTCGCTCGCCGGCTGCCGTCTTTATGCAGTCCATTGGACAGCGGGTCTTCGTCCAATACGAGTTGCTTGGGTTCAATGAAGGGGCGGTGACGTTTGCGCCAAAGGTGAAGCGGTTCCTGGCCGAGCACTATCCGGGATTTGAGCCGAGACTGATTGGCGATCCCAAGGGGCGGGACCGGGGACAGGCTGACGAGCGGACGGCGTATGAGATATTTGAGGAAAACGGGTTGCCGGTGCGGCCGGCGCCGGGGTTGAAGCAGAACATGATTGCGACGCGGGTCGACGCGGTGACGAATGTGCTGGTTGGGATGTATGATGGCAAGCCGCGCTTTGTGCTGAGCCCGTTGTGTCGCACCCTCAAGCTTGCCATGGCTGGCCGGTATCATCTGGTGCGCGAGGAAGACGGCGAGTTGCGACCAAAGAAGGATATGTATTCCAATCCGGCCGATGCTCTGCAATATGGTGTGCTTGGTCTGGGCGAGGGGCGTGCCATGATTGGGCTCAAGCCGCTGGGCGAGTTGAAGGGAGTGCAGACATGGAAAAGGACAAGAAGGTCGATGCGGAGGCTGGAAGCGTAAAGGACGAAATTGAAATGGCCTGGGAGTGGCTGGAGACGAACGACCCCGAGCTGGCAAAGAATATGTGGGAAGCTTTGATTGGGAAACGGTATCCTGGGCCATCCCGTCCCCACTGATAGCATCGGCAGCCCTAGTCGCTGGATGATTGTCTTCAATCGCACGGCCGAATCGTGGTGGTCTTCTCTAGTGGCGATGGGCCGCTACAAGCATGTCCGGGCCTTTGGCTATGTGGCTGAGCTGGAGACCTATGTGTTCTATGATGTCCAGTTTGGGTATACATCAATAGAAATTGCGCGCGGCGCGTGCGCTCGCCAGATGATTGCGGCGTGGTGCGGGGATGCCGATGTGCTGGCAATTGACCGAGTCTCAAATAGACCCGCTTATTTGGGACCAATGCTATGTACCACGGCGATCGCGCGCCTGATCGGCCTATCTGGCCGTGCTTTGCGCCCTGATGCCCTCTGGCGGGAATGTATTAAAAACGGAGCTATTCCCGTTGGGTATGCCGAAGACACCGCAAGTTGCCCCCGATCCCATGCTGCAGGCCCTCATGAAGACGGCGCAGCAGCAGCAGACGCAGGCCCTTCAGACTGAGGCACAGGGCGACACTGCGAGCCTCCTGGCGCGCTACGGTGCCAGGATGGCGGCAGGTAGTGCCGTTCCCGGCATGGGCGTGCAATTTGGGCGGCACTGATGCGCGAGAGCCCTGTTCCACTCATTCGCTATCTGCCCGCTTTTCAATCCATTGTGAGATGCAAGATATGTGATGAACTCGTTCTGTTTCATGAATGTTGCGATCGGCCGACAAAGGGCTGCCCTCCGCGGGCATTGATTGACAGTCAAAATCCGAAATTGAGTGGATTTGGCAATGGCTGACGGTGCAGTCTACGGCTCGCCCGCCGACAATCAGGCGCCGCAATCGCCGGGTGAATCCAGGCAAGCCGCACTGGAGCGCGAAGGAATTGAGCGTTTGGCAGCCTGCCGCGTCTGGAAATCGCTGTGGGATTTGGACCTACGCGAGTGCTATTTCTTCGCCGACCCGCAGCGGCAGCGACAAATCCAGTCCTACAGCCAGCCGCCGCAGCAGCGTTTGCTTGATGCGGCAGAACTCAATACCGACGTTGCTTTTGAACTCTGCGGCGACTTCGCCACGGAGGTCATCAACACCTACATGCCGGAAGCCGGCGAGTGGTGCGAGCGTGGCCCTGGCGAGATGATTTCCGAGGAAATATTCAAAAAGATCGAGAAGGATGTCCGCATCGCCGATAAGCACATTTTTACGGCGATCCGGGCGTCCAACCTGTATGCCGAACTATCGAAGGCGTTTGATCCTGACCTGTCAATTGGCACGGTGGCCATGTGGATCGAGCGACCGCATCCGTCCAAGCCCATCTGGGCAAGTGCAGTGCCGATTCGCGAGTTCGAGATTAATCTCGGCCCCAATGGTGAGATTGACGATCGCTTTGCCATCAGGTTCACACGAAATTCTTATGTTCGTAAGCTCGTTGGCGAGGATATCTGGATCAAGGTTCCTGAGAATACCAAGAAGACCATCAAGGAGAAGCCGGCGACAAGGACAGAGGTCCGGTGGGGATTTTGGCGTCTGTGGGATGATCATAGTGACGAAGTATGGCAGCATGTCGTCTACATTGGCAAGGAGCTTATTCACGATTGCCGGCTCCGGGGTGAAGGTTGCTGCCCCATGCTGGTGTTCCGCTGGAACCCCAATCCCGATTGGCCGTGGGGCCACGGCCCGCTGATGCAGTATTTGCCGAGCCTGCGGCAGGTTGATGAAATGGAGCTGATGCGCAGTGAGCACAGCGAAATATCGATTCGCCCACCTTTCGCTTTCCCGGATGATTCTTTTGCTGCAATTGAGCAGGGCCTTGAACCGGGCATGGGATATCCGATTCGACCCGGCTCCGAGGGGGCGATCAAGCCGATCTATCTCCCTCCGCCGCCCGATGCGGCGAACTATGCCTATGAAGAAAAAGAGCACCGGCTGCGCAAGGGATTTTATGTCGATTTCCCGCAACAGACTGGTGATACGCCGCCGACCCTTGGTCAGTGGTTGGATGAGATGGCACGCGCCCAACGGCGCATTGGTCGTCCCGGCTTACCGTTCTTCCGGGAAGGCCCGGCCCAAATTTTCATCCGGTTCAAGTATCTCCTCGAACAGGCCGGCGCAATCAGGCCGATCAAGATTGATGGCAGGACCATTGCGCTGATGCCCTACAATCCGGCGCAGCGCGCGGCGGAGCAGCAGGAAATCGCAATGGCCGTGCATGGGCTGCAGCTCTGTGCGCAGTTCTGGCCAGAAGAATTCAAGATGTTCATCGACGGGGCGAAGACAATGGCGGCGCTTCTTGCCAAGCTTCGTGTCGAACTGGTAGCATTCCGAGACCCCGATACCGTCAATGCGGCAGTCAGTCACATCAGCCAATTGCTTGGTGGTTCGCCGCCCGGTGGGGTCATCAAGGGGCCGGCGCCCCCGAGCCAGGCGCCATCGACGGTGGCCGCATGAGCAGACATACGCGCATGTTTGAACTTTTTGGAATTGACGGCAAAAAGCACGCGCTGGCAGGCGTTGTTTGTCATACAGAGAGACCTCTTCCCAAGCTACTTGATTATGATGGGAAGTTATATGTGCTCGACGACATGCTTTGGTATGTTGAGGCGAATGTTCATCCTGTGGTTTTTGCAGACGACGCTTTTGCCGCATGAGCGACAAGCCGGAGAGCCTTTTTGACGAAGAACGAGAAGCGTTGGATCGCATCGCGCGGACCCGTGACGGATTGCTCTTTCATCGATTCCTGCGTCGTGTTTTGGAGCAATGCTCCGGGCTGGTCGATCCCCGTGCTTTGCAAATTAGGGAAGGCGCCCGCATCCTCGCCCGCGATCTGATGGGCCACATGGCCCGAGGGATTGAGGGCAGCATTGGCCGAACCGACGACACCCCCCTCCTCAACCGCGGCTCCAGCGGCAACCCCGCCCGCCGCCGCGCCGGCAGCCGCCGCGTCTCCCCCGACCCCGTCGTTGAAGCCTTCCTCCGGGAGCACGGATCAGATCCGGCCTAGTTGGCTGCCGGAAGCGCATTTTGACACGACCACTGGTCCCAAGTGGGACGACTTCGGAAAACATTACACCGAGCTCGCGACCCGCGATGCCGCCAATACAGTGCGCATGAATGCGCTGCCGACCGCAGACACCATCAAGTTCGACCTCCCAAAGGATTTCAAGCTGCCGGAAGGCATGACCTGGGCGTGGAAAACCGACGCTCCCGAATTTACGAAGTTCAAGGAAATTGCCGTCAAGCGCGGCCTGGATCAGGACACCATCACCGACATTGCCGGCCTTTACGCCGAGTTGCAGGTTGGTGAGCAATCCAGATGGGAGACCATCAAAAAGGCTGACATGGAAAAGCTCGGCGCCAATGTCACGGCGCGGGTGACGGCGCTAGAGACCTTTTTTAACGGCCTGCTTGGCCCGGAATTGGGCGGCGCCGTGAAAATGGGACTTTACTCTTCGAACATGGTCAAGGCGATGGAAACCATTGCCTCGAAGTTTGCTTCGCAGGGTGTGATGTCCTTCCGCCAGGACGGGCGCGAGGTGCAGACGCAGGGTCGCGTTAGCGAGGCCGAGTACAACGCGATGAGTCCCGCTGAGCGCTGGAACTACTCGCGCAGCTTCGACCAGAAGCAATTCCAGAATGGCCCGGCGAGGTGATCCATGTCTGTTCTTACGATCGCCATCAATGACCAATCACTGAATCGCAAATCGGCCGAGGTCGCATTCTGCGCCTATGCCGTGAGTGAGGCGATGAAGGAATTCGTCCGCGGCAACGGAACCACGACCAGCGGGACGATCCTCGGGGTAAGCGGAGCCGGTGTTGCCAATACGAGTTTGGGCTCGTGGACCTATACCGCCAGTGCCACGAACCCCTGATAGAAGGACCTGATTAGATGGCTGTCTCAAACCTGATTACCCTTCCCGAATACGCGAAGGGTTTCGCGCGCGAGGATATCCGTCGCACTGTCATTGAGATGTTCACCCAACACAGTGACGTCTTCGAAGTGATGCCATTCGAAAGTCTGCGGGGATCGAAGTATACCGGCTACCGCGAGGCTGCTCTGCCAGTCCCGGTGTTCCGCGCAATCAACGAGGCATCGTCCTCGGGACATGGCACGATTTCGCCGTTCGATGAGGCGACCTACATCATCGACCATGACATTGATGTCGATCGCGCGATCGAAGACCGTCATGGTCCAGAACGGCGCAATTACGAAGAGCGCATGGGCATCACGGCTTTTGCCCGCCTTTGGGTCGACACCTTTATCAAGGGCGACCAGTCCATCAATCCGCGCGTGTTCAACGGCCTTCAGGTGCGCGCCCGCAAGTTCGGCCGACTCTATCACAATTCTACCGCCTCCGGCGGCGCGGCGCTGTCGCTGCAGAACCTTGACCAGTTCATGAACAACATCAGTAAGAAGTCGGGCACGACCTATATCATGGTGCCTTTCGTCTCGCTGCCGCTGTGGATTCAGGCGGCGCGCACCACGACCCTGACGGGCTTTGTGATGCAAACCTGGGACCAGACTGGCATGCCGAAGCTCAGCTATGCCAGTCATCGTATTCTGTTCGGCTATCCCAAGGACGATCAGATTCCGGTGCTGCAGTTCAATGAAACCGGCAATGGCGGCGGCTCCGCGGTCACAGCATCCCTCTATGGCATCACCCTCGGCGAAGGCATGCTGCGCGGCATTCAGGTGCGCCCGCTGACGCCGGAGGATGTCGGTCTGTTGCAGGATCGCAAGACCTACCGCACTCACATCGCCTGGGATATCGGCCTGGTCGACGAGCACAAATACTGCCTCGGTCGGCTTGATTCCTGGACGAACGCCCCAATCGTCGCCTGATTTGGAGATCAAAATGGGCAGGCTTCTTCTTCCCACGTATCAGCGCGGCATGAAGTTTCCCGCGCCGGCAATTCGCCGCGCCACGCGCGTCCCGCAGATGGGCGACAATTCCATCGCCAGCATGCAAATGCTGCAGGGCGACCGTACTTATTCCTTCGATGCCAACATGGCGCTATCCGATGGGGCGGCGGCAGTCGCGGCAACCGGATATGCGCAATATGCGGGACAGGACGGCATTGTCGACCTCGGTGGCAATCAGAACGTCACCATCACACTGCCCTCGATCGCCGATTCCTCCACGATTACGCCGCAGCAGGCCCGCATCGATGCGGTCTGTGTTGTCGATGTGACCGCGGTCACAACCACAGGCACGGCTTCCGAGAAGCTCATCCTGGTTGGCAGCAACGATCCGGCCTTTGGCGCGACGTCGGGTGTGTTCCAGCTTGGCATGATGGAATTTGGCGCGGCCGCGTCGCTCGATCAGGCGAACGGCAAGGTCACTGCCGCGCCAAACAGCGTGGGCGGCTCGCGCTATGAAATCCTGTTCACAAGTGAACAGAACAACGTCAAATACCAGTTCGTGAAGCTCTATGTGGTCATCGCCAACTCTGGCTCGATCACCTTCAAGGCGTTTGTCGCCGTGTTGCCGGAACCGTAATATGGCCGAAGTTCGCCTGAATGAGCATGTGAAGCTTTCGAGTTCCGATTCCCCCGGCGCCGGGCTGGATTGGAATAGTCCCGGCACCCAGAAAGTGGTGCTGTGGGACGTTGGCCCGCAGAAGCCGGTGCAGCCCAAAAAGCCAGAGGTGCCGCAGGGCAAGAACGGCGATCCCGCTTTTGATCTCGCGAGGATCGATTTCGAGGATGCGGCTGCGGAATACAAAACGGCGCTTGAGCAATATCGCCGAGAGGTTCGCGATCACAAGGCGTGGCATGATCGGTATGGAGGTCCTTACGAGATGCACGGCGTCTGGAGTTGCGATGCCGACGATCACATGGCGCGCGACCCCAAGCGTTACTTCGTCTCGTCCTCGACCCGCGGTCATTCCGGCCGGCCCAATCGCGGGCTTCCCGATGGCATGAAGCCGGGGCCATGGCATCACGAGAACATCAGGCGCATTGCGCAGGGCGAGTCCGACATGCTAGCCATGAAGCAGGCCGATCCCATCTTTGGAAATCAGGAGTTGCGATCATGAGGACGTCGATACTGAAGGTTGCAAGTCTTGCGGCCCTCGCGCTCCTGCCTTGGTCCGCTCAGGCCGCGACGTCCACCGTGACGCAGCAAGTCATCATGTGCGCGTCCGATCCGGGCATTGGCCCGCCCGGCGCTCGCACTATCGGTGGCACACTGTCGGCGGTTCCCAGTGGCACGGTTTATGTCCTCAATGGCCAGGGCTGCGCCGCGATCGCAAAGGGCGATGTTGGATACTTCCAATCGCAGGGATTCACCCCTGGCTCCAATCTCTTCACGATCCAGTATGCCGGTGTGACTTCTGCGGCCAGCGCGACGACACAGCTTGTTGGTACGCTGCCGGCCGGCGCCATCATTCAGAACGTCATTCTCGCCGAGACGGCGGGCGCCGCGATCACCGGGGGCGTTGATATAGGCACCACGGCGTCAGGCACCAACTACGTATCGGCTCAGGCGCTTGGCGCGAACGGCCTGCTGGTTGTCGCCGATTCCGCTTTGACCCGCATCGTTGGATCATCCGGCAACACGACCGCCCAGTCCGTTTATGTGACCTGCCATACGTCCTGCAACGCAGGCTCAGTCACCATCACGATCCTTTGGTCTTATATGTGAGGTTTCTGTGTTCCTCCCTGCCCGTATAATCCTCGGGCTAACTGCCGCCGCAGTGGTTCTTGCGGCGGCTCTTTCTGTTTATGCTCAAGTTCAGGTTCCCGTCGAGAACAACCGTCCGGGAACGACGGGCAGCAATGCACAGGGCGTCGCGATTTTCTGTCGCGGGCCAGATGGGATGTTTGGCCCCTGCGACATGCGGCCGGAAAACGTCAACGTCCTAAATCAGGCATTCCCTCCATATCCGACGACGGCTACAGCGATTGCCAATCCTGTCACCGCAAGCGCAACGGGAACGACGGCATCCGTTGCCGGTAGCCTTCCGGCAGTGGCTAACAGATTCACATATCTCTGTGGTTTCAGCGTCAGTCCAGGTAGCGCCGCCACTGCCATCACCATAACGGTTGTGGTTACTGGCGTGAAAAATACTCTGACATGGGCGGTTGGTGCTCCGGTAACAGCCGTGGGCACTACGGGGGCAATTCTCACGCAGACATTTTCGCCATGCATCCCCTCAAGCGCGATGAATACTGCGATAGTGGTTACATCTGGCGCACTGGGAACTAGCGGCGTCAACAATGACGTGAATGTCTGGGGCTATCAACTGTAGGAGACTGTTGTGGCATTTGTCGGGAAGGTAAACTCCTATGCATAAGATTTTTCTATCAACCTGCGCGCTGCTGGCTTTATCCGGGGCTGCTTTCGCGCAAGTCCCCATTCAGCAAAATGGGACGATGCTCAATGCTGCGACGCAGGTTTGTGCGATCACGTCGAGCGGCACGGCTCTCGCGGTGAACACGACGACGACGGCGACATGCACTGCGCCGGCCGGTCAATATGTGTATCTTACCGGTGTCACGTTCGAGGTCTGCACCAATGGCACCGGCACAGCGCAGAACCAAGTGACGTTCACGTCGACCAACATCTCTAACACCCCGAGTTTTGAATACTCGATCGCGGCGACGGCATCAATTTGTCAGCGCTGGTCTGAGGTGTTTTCCGTTCCATTGAAGAGCGCGGCGCCTGGAACGAACGTGACCTTTGTATCGCCGGCGGCGGCGACGAACAACAGCTACAACATCCGCGCGTACTACTATAACGCCCCGTGAGCCGTCATGACTGATGACATGGAACACCTTGGCTCTGTCTTTCGGCTCCTGATGGTGCTGGCCGATCCCAAGGCCGCACTCGATCGGCTTGCCGAATTGCGTTCCGAGTACGAAGAGCTGAAGGAGTCATCGGCAAACAACGAGAAGCTTCTGCGCACCATTGGCACGCAAATCGATGAGGTCGCCAGAAGGGACACTGAGGCCGAGCGGGTCATGGCGGACGCCGAGCGCTGGAATCTGCAGCTCGAAGCAAAAGAGAAGGAACTCAAGCAGAAGGCCGGAGACCTTGCCGACTTCGAGCGCGCGGTGAATGCCGAAAAAGACAATCTCAGGCATCGCCTCTCCAAGATGGACGAGCGCGAAAGCACGCTGTCTCACAGGGAGGATGCGTTGCGAACGCGGGCGGAACAAGTCGAGGCCAAGCTTGCCGAAGTCAAGGCTCTATTGGCGAGCTATGACGAGGCAAAGCATCAAGCGGCGCTGAAGCTGGCGGCGGCGTGATGTGGCCTCCTATCTCTACATCACCGAATATCCGGCTGGCTCGTTCGCCGGCATCCAGGCGCCTGTTTGCCCTCCCGTTGTGAGGCAGACGCGGATCGACTTTTCCGGTGGTGTGCAGCAATCGCCTCCATTCAGTGGTGACAC